CCGCGTGATGTATCTTGTTGCTGGATTTGAATCTTATCTCCTAGTAATTTCGAGAATTGACGTGCGCCCGCCGTATTCGTAAGGATCGTGTTAACGTTACCGCCACGTTGGTAAACCTTTTCAAGCGCATCGTTAACGATTTTAGCCGTAACTTCTCCGCCCGCAACGTTTTCTTTTACTGCGCCTTTAATGCCCGCGAAGTTAAGAAGTCCGCCTGTCATACGAGGTTGTCCGCCACCTGAATCGAATCGACGACCGTAAATAAGTGCGTCGTTCATTTCGCGAGCCAACTCTTTCAGACGTAGCTCAACTTGGTAGTTAAGTTCGTCCGTTACGTTGTGCGTGCGTACCGCTTGTTGTGTGTTAGATACCGACGCATAACGTTCGAAGATTTGTGTGACGTTGTAATCTGTGTAACGATCGTGCGACTCATCTTGGCCAACGCCTGCGCCTTCGAGTTGTGGACGCGCTACGATACGTACTTCATCTTCGCCTGCAACGTGTGCCTCCGCTGTAGTTCCGTCAAAACCACGTACAACTGTAACCGCATCCGCTGTAACTGATGTAACCTTGATATACTCGTCTCCGATAACGACTAGTGCGTTCGCGCGGAATTTCTGTCCTTCGCCCGGAGTTACGTTGATTGTCGTTACAACTGCGTCAATATTAGTAGCAAGTTGCGCTAGGTTACTGTTTAGGTTATCCGACATCCATTCGTATTTCGTCTGATGCAACGGCGCTCCGTTTAGACCGATTAGCCCTAGTAACGTTGGCTCGTCCTGAATAATTAGCGAAATTCCTTCGTGAAGCTGGCGTACCTGATCCTTGAAATCGTATGTTTTAACTGACATAGTATAATTCCTCTTTTCGATTAGTTTTTTATTGTGCTTTAATTTGGTTCGATAACTCTACGACTTTTGCGAAGTTACGCGCTTTCTTCGCTTCTTCCAATAACGTTTCTAACGTCTTTTCTCCGTGTTCCCCGCCTGCATCCGATCCTCCGCCGATATGTTTCGGCTTCTTCTCTTCAACTACGACCAGAAACGGATTCTCGGTAATCAACGCGTTCAATACGTCGTCAATCCCGACTAGTTCACCGTCTTCACCGATTTTCAATACGCTTAAATCCGATAGCTTCGCCGCTGCATCCGTATATTTAATTCCGGATTCCGTGGCTTTACGTACAAACGCTGATTTAATACGTTGCGCTTCGACTTGTCCTTGTAGCGTAGTAAGCTGTTCGGATAACGATAGTTTCGCAGCTTGCTCCGCTTCCAAGTCGGATTTAATCCGCTCGGTTTCGGTTAGGTTCTCACGTTCAATACGTTCGCGCTCGGCTTCAAACTCGTCTGCCTTCGCCTTGATAACGTCGTAATCGGCATACTTCGCTTTCTCACGCGCTAGGCGTTTCGCAATCATATCGTCTAGTTCCGCTTGTGTTAGCGATACTTTCTCCGGCTCTTTTTCCCCGGCTTGCTCGCCTTGCTTATCGTCGAGTTCTTCGCCCTGCTCGCCGTCCGCAAAATGTTGTAAATTCAAGCGTAATAAATTCGTTGTAATATCGTTTGTCATAATGTATTACCTCCGCATTTTTAGGGTCTGGTAGACCGCTTATTTTTAAATCATCCGAAAGTTTACCGCCATTTCGTAAGGCAAGGTGCGTTACAGTCTTGCTGGATCGCGTACTGGCGTTATTAAGTGTTTGCAGTTCGGATGGAAGATTTCATTCCGCGGGATATCGTCGATAAAAGGATAATCACCGGGGGCATCCGGTGTGAGCGATATTATTCGTCCTTCCCAAGCCGCGCAGTCGTCTTTCGCACCGTGACTACTAATTACCGCGTATTGCGATCCCTCGCCGAGTGCTTCGTTGATAGTCGCTTCTTTATGCGCCTCCATCATTTTCGTTCTGGCGAGCATTTCGGTATACGCCTTTAATTTCCATTTTCTACCCGCAGCATCGACGATTGCCGAATCCACCGAGCTTCCTAACTTCGCGCGCAGCCCTTTCGATATTGCTTGCTGCAGCGTTCGAGTTCCGTTAATTCCCGCGGATGTTTTCGCCCGCAGCACATCCGCGGTAACTTGTCTAACCGCTGCACGCGTCTTGCGTTCAACATTCTGCGTTACTGCGAGTAAATCCGCTTGCGTGTCAGCGATTACCGCTTCAACGAGTCGTTTATTCATACCGTTAAACTTCGCAATCTTTAGCGCATCAGCGAAGGTATCAGTAAGTCCCAGCGCATATATCGTGCTTGCTACGCCTTCTCGTGACGACTTAGTAACCACTACCGTCGCCCAATCATTGCCGTACTTACGTAAATCTCGGAGGATTATACGGATATTACCTTCGACAGCGACGATTTGTGCACGCTCAAAATCTGTTAAGAATAGTGTGTTTAATTCCGCTTGCACCAACTTTAAAGACCGCTCATACTCGCGTGTAAGACGTTTAACATCGTAATCGTAATTAGGTCGAGGGGCCTCACGCATCTTCTTCGCCTATTTCCGCTGGCTCGTTAAATATCGAAGCATCCACGAAACTCTCAACGCGATCTTCGTCCTCCGTGATTCGTGCGATAATCTTCGTAGCTTCCTCGTCGTCGAATCCGTCTAGGCGTTTGATTGACGAGTGTACGTCGAGTGTCGGTTTACCGCCTACGCGCAGGCTTGCCACCTCGGCATCTTCTTTCTCGTCGCGTGGTATCGGACTATCCCAGATAATCTTCGGAATCTGCGGTGTATACTGCTCAAAACCGTCGACGCCTTCGTTTGCATATAGTTCTAATCGTTGGACTGCGTAAAGGACGTCCTGGAACGCCTTTTCTGCGTATATCTTAATACGATTTACCTTCGATAGAATCGGCAATAGGCGCATCTGAATCGCGCGGCCATCGGAATGTGACGTACCTGTTCCGCCTTTATCCTGCGTAATCGTTGTTCCGAAAAGCCATTGTGGGGTTTCCGTCATCTGGAATACTACGGATAATAAGTAATCGAGTTGCTTAAACGCGCCTTCTAGCTGCGAGTTCCACGTCATGTAGCCCGGCGTTGTGTCTTCGGGAGTTACGGGTACGTATACGCCACCGCCTAGCTTTTGCGCTCCGTCGTCATCGGTGATATCAGGACCGTACATGTGAGGATCGGAATGTTTCCACAGTATATAGTCAATCTGTGAAATTCTGTCGTTAATAGCTGTCAGAACACCTTCGATTTTCTCAATGTTCCCATAACCTCTCCACTCACTATCCTTCGCTTTGTACGGCATATGTTTTACGAGTATTTCGGAAACACCCGTCAGTATTGCGTCGTCATCGCGCCCCGTAGTGACCTGTCTATCAATACTATAGACTGCTACAGGCACACCATAATCCGTATTTACGCCCGTAGCGTTGAGTTTGTATCTCTCATAAATGATATATCCGGCTACATGCCGTTCTACGTTTAAATAAGGTATCTCTTCATCGCCTTCAACTACAATCTCGACAGCACATATATTAATTGCTTTAAACTTCTTGCGGCTGCCTTTCGCTAGTTCGGGGAATACTGTATTTGCCAATACTGATTCAATAACCGGCTCTGGATCAAGTAGCCCCGGAGGAACCGGTAACCCTAGCGCCAATATTTCACTCGCATCATCGCGATTAGCATAATATGTTTTAAGCCACGCATCCCCGCGAATTCCAGCCCCGATTACGGCTTCATAAATGAGCGCATTCGTATCATTCTCGCGTACAATACGATTTATCGCCCGCTGTTCCGGGGATTCGTCATCGTACTTACTTTCGATAGAGATGCCTTCTCCTACAAGTAGGTCAGCCGGTTTCGTCGTTAGTACATCTATTAAATTAACGGCGATGTAAAGTACATCAAGCTGCTCTACGTGGGGTGTTCCCTGCATCAATAATACAGCGCGATCGTATATACCTTTAACGTCGCCGTCGTAAATTCGCTCCATCCGTATATACCTTGCTAACCGTTCTATGTCGCGTTGTGGGGGAAATTGTTCTCCCACTTTTAAAAACGCCATATTTACACGTCCTCCTCCCAAATGGAACTAGACCCCTAAGATGTCCTTTTCTTGCGTTCCCAAGTACTCGTCTAACTGTTGTTTGTTCGTATTCCTCCACCCATATTTTTTGTGGAACGTGGTATGACACTCTTCGCAGAAAGTTATCCCATTACTTACCTCAAATCTCACTTCTCTGTTATCAGCGTAGTTGTATATATGATGAGCGTTTAATCTGCCTGATCTTTCCTGGCAACACTGGCATGTAAAGTCATCCCGCTCATAAACCTTAGCTCTCCAAACTCTTATCTCGGGGACATTTCGCCCTTGTAACCTTTCTTCATCAGTTATATTTGGGTCTTTCTTGGCATCACTTATCTTTTTGTTCCGGCAACTGTAGCAATCTTTACCCGCGTGGAAGTTATTTAATGAGATTTCAGATTCCGACCCACACTTGCAAAAGTATTTAAGGAGTTGGCTTGAGTTACTGAAGTTTTCTTCAAGTAAGTACTTACCTTGTTTAGCAAAAGTGACTCTCAATTCCTCGATAGAGTATTTCCTTCTCGCGTCAGATACTTTTCTTGTTCTACAGGTTTTACATCGACTTCCCCCATTGAAATCGCTCCAACTTATCTCGGCGTGAGTCCCACATACGCAAATATATTCCATTCTGTAATGAGGATCGGCTTTGTACTCTGTCTCTAGCAAAGTGCACCCGTTCTCAATGAAAAATTCACTTATATATTCAAAAGTATATATTTGTTTAGCCTTCGATAACTTTTTTCGCCCACATTCTCTGCAATTACGTCCTTTTTTAGCGTTTTTATAACTCATATGTGAAATGTTCCCGCATGTACATCTATATTTCATCGGCGTTTCTGAATTAATATAATTAGTTTCTATCAGCTCGAAACCTCTTACCTCTTCAAAAAGCCTCTTAACCTCTTCGTAAGGTAATCTTCTTCCCATTTAACATCCACCTCTCGTTGTGATTCCCCGGCATTACGGATAAAGAAGGCGAAAGGATACTGAGAAATATCCTTATCAATTTGGCTCATGACTTCCGAATCTATTCGCCTATGTATTGTAGCATTAGCCCCACCACGGTTTTTGCTGAACAACTCGTTTAACGTCTTTACTAACGTTAAGAGCCATCGAAAGCGCATCCGGTAAATCGTCATGTGCTCCCTGCCCGAATCGCTCTAACTGCTCATGTAATAATGTGTGTTTACGGTTGAACTGTATTTTCTTCGTATCTATATCGGGGAGCATCGATTCTATTCGTAACTCTTTCCGCGACCTGTGGTATATCTTTTTAATACGTCGCTTTGACGGGTATCCCCGCGCCTGCAAGTACGTGCTTAACGTATCTGCAAAGTACTCTTGGAGCGCGATTGCTTCAACGCCGATAACGTCTGGCTCATACTCGATAACTTTATCCGTTATAATTTCGATGAACTTGTCCGGATGGACCTTGTCGCCCCACGCGTCAATAATGTAAGACACTCCGGATTTCTTACTCTTAGCCGTGGTAACTGCCGCTGAATAGTCGCCACGATCCGTTTTCCCCATTGCTACGTCTATCGCCATCGAGATTGTATACTCGCTATGCGGGAATGTACGCGTCGGGTTTACGTCGTCCCAATATGTGAAAGTTTCGGGATTAAAAATTACACTATCTAAATCGATTGGATTATTTTGGTACTCGGTTTGGAAGGCCTTGGAACCATTATCCCAGCGCCATGTCATAAGTTTCCATATAGGTTGGAATTCTTCCCATAGGACAACTGCACCCTCGTCCATCTCTTCTTTCTGTCTCTCATAGAACGCAAGTGCTTCCGATTCCCGTTCGGGGTTTTCGTAGTCTTGATATATCTCGCGACACTCTTCCCATAACGCGCCCCTTGTCGGAGGCTCTATAAGCGCCCGATATAGACGGGTTGTAAAATCGGAACGGCGATAAAGTATCTGCATTAAAAGGCTGGCGAAATTTACGGTCGTACCCATTAACACATACGCCGTCTTCTCGCCTTTTGGGTCGCCGAGGGGGATTACTACGGATTGAAACCAGTTAAGTAGTTTCTCACGTTGTTCCGCGGTAGCCGCGTTAGTTTGACCATCCTCCAAATCATCGCAGATAATTAAATCCGGTCGATTCCCGTTCCAGTTTCGTCCTCGAAGCGCTTGGTTAGTTGACGCCGCTTCTACCTTCGTTAATTGGTGTCTTACTTCTCCACGCTGTTCCCACGCTATGAATTCCGCGTTATTATCCCGGACGTTATCTTGCTGTTTCGTCGATAATAAAGGGCCGAAGTCATTCCGTAGCTTTTCGTTAAATTTCAACTGATTAGCTAACCATTCGAGGTTAGGGCCGGATACTGACGGCGTTTCCGAAATGATAATCATGTATTTACGGTTTCTATACACCGTTTCACGCAGCGGGAATCCCTTTGAAAGCCATGTCGATTTTCCGTGCCCTCTACTTATTGCTACGGCTGTCTTTGCGTTTCTTTTTGTCGTCGAAACTTCGTCCATGATTTCGCATAATTCCGTATGCAGTTGAGAAGCGTCTTCTTTACGCTCAACTTCGAATCCCGCCCAGTTACCGGCGTTGCCCGGATTTCGAACGTCGCTTAGATACTCGATTGCGAACTCCATTAAGTACTTACCTTGTTTAGCAAAAGTGACTCTCAATTCCTCGATAGAGTATTTCCTTCTCGCGTCAGATACTTTTCTTGTTCTACAGGTTTTACATCGACTTCCCCCATTGAAATCGCTCCAACTT